TAGTAACATAAGACAGCATGAGATCATAAGATCATAAAAAGCATGAGATCATAAGATCAATAAAAGCATGGGATCATAAGATCATAAAAAGCATGGGATCATAAGATCATAAAAAGCATGGGATCATAAGATCATAAAAAGCATGGGATCATAAGATCATAAAAAGCATGGGATCATAAGGGAACGGCAGTTCCCTTAGCAGTTCCCTTACCCCTTAACCAGTAGATCCAAATCCACCCTCGCCTCTTCTAGTTTCCGAACTAAGTTCTTCCACTGTATCGACCACTCTAACGAAAACAGGCATCAAATTAGGAGCACACACTTGTAATAATCTCGTAAATTCATCCACCCTATATTCCGCATTCGTTAAGCAATCAAACATACCAATAAGAGGACCTCTGTATCCCGCATCAATAATGCCAACCGAATTCGCAAGACGCAACGGAGTCTTTGACAAACTAGAACGAGGATACATGTAGTAGCCGGTAAAGTAGCTGGTTAAATTATTAATATCATTATTAATATGGAATATTTTTGCCGAACATTTAACATTAGAGCTAGATTTATTTGCGCATCCAGACGTAAAAGTTTGATCCTCGGGTAAAAACAAGTCGAAACCAGCATTGAAGAAATGCGGATCTTGAATTAGAGACAAATTATGCTTATTCGCTGCGTTTAAATAGGTATTCTTAAGAACATTATTCTCGCTATCTACATACATATTTAAAACCATTATTTGCTTATGATCTGTGTTATTTCTAAAACCATTTACAACGTTGAGAAATGGGACGGTTCCAGTATTCAAAAAATCCATATCGTATTGTATTATAGCTACAATTGCCTTTATATTATTTATCGCATTTATATTATTTAATATCATATAATTATATAAATGGTGAATTCAGTAATATATAACCAGCTGTTCGGAACAAACAACGTCATGAAAGGCGGAACAAGCTTAATAAACAAATTCAATGGCCCTCAACTTTTGAACCAGGTTTACAAAAAGAAGGAATTTCTAATACTTGTTTTCGCCAATTTAATAGCGCAACTAGGAATCACTTATTATGTAATGAATAAAACAGATAACCCTAAACTCGGATTTTGGTCATTATTCGCAGCACAAATTATAATCCTTTGCATATTAGTGTTAGTTCCAATGCATCCAATCATGAAATTTCTAATATTTGGAATTTTCTCTTGGACTCTTGGTATATCAACGTCTTATTTAAAAGACAAATATGATCCCGCATTAGTAGAGATTGCGATAAAAGGCGCACTATCTATATTCGGTTTCATGATGACAGTTGGTATCGCTTTGGCTGGGCTTAATGTCTATTTGGGCTACCGTTTTGGTGCCTTTTTATTCTGGTCTTTATTGGCACTAATTATAGCTAAACTTGTATACAGGGTCGGCCCGCAATCATCTAACACAAAAAAAGGATTAGCTTATATTGGTCTAGGACTTTTTTCTTTATTCGTAGTCTATGATACTAATCAAATACTAAGTCGAAATTACGAAGGCGATTTTATTACTGCGTCGATGGACTATTACTTGGATATTTTGAATTTATTTTCGAATTTATTAAATATTGGGGATGATTAGCAAACTAACAAAATATTTAATTCATGCTTTTCAAATAAACTACAGGTGCATTAGGATCAACAATAGCAGGCACATAATCGACTATTTGTTTAGTTACAAATGCTGGCAAAGGTTTCTTTTTTACAACCTCGACATGAGGAGCAACTACTTCTTCAATTTTCTTAATAACAAAAACTTTCTTAATAACTGGCGGAGAGTTAATAATAGAAACCGCAAGTCTATTGGCGACAACTCTTCTATTTATAATCGACCGTTGATTATTTATAGTATTGGAAACAAAGTTAATACCAGACATATATATAATCCTGATATAAATATTAATTAAAAAATAATAATTTATATTTATAAAATTTTTACAGTAATTTTACAGTAATTTTACAGTAATTTTACAGTATTTTTACAGTATTTTACAGTATTTTTACGGTAATTTTACAGTATTTTTAATTTATGCTCTTGTATTAGAAAATTGAATATCATAAGATCCTGACACAGAACCAATTGAATTAGAAACCGTAATGTTAAAATAAGTGTAAGAAGACATACCAGAAAAAGTAATTGGATTTACAGAGGGGCTATAATTAACCACAGTTGAAACATTCGTTGAATTAATAGAATTATTTTCAACCAAAAAGGCACCAAAATCTACATTTATTTTTGAGCTACCGCCGAAATCTATATTTAAACTTAAAATATCTCCACTTTTTGAGACAGAAATAATAACAGGCTTAGATGCGGGTGTATATGAAACGTTAGTAACAGGTCCAGCAGTATTATTAACATAATTATTTACACCAAAATTATAAGATATTCCATTGGTTAATCCGCTAAATGTATAAAAATTATTGGATGTATAATTCTTAAATGTAGACCCATTGGGAAAATATCGAATAACTTGAAATAATACACCTGGATTAGCGTCCCATGTTAAAGTAACTGTGCCATCTCCAACAGTTCCCTGTAAATTCTGTGGACTAGACACAGAAACTTGTTGTAAATTAGTTACCTCTTCAATAGGACCGGTAACCCGAACCAGAGGCTCATTTGGATTCATAATGTAACAACGAATGCGTAATGTAAAAATATTGCTGCCAACAGTTGTAGTGTATTCTAACAATTGATACAAAGCATTAAAGGTTACATCGTCAATCGAATATTCGTAATATTGGAGAATCGCATTATTATTTGTGTCTACAGGTCCTGTAAATGAAAATTTTAAGATTTCATTTATCACACTTGATTTAATATTAGATACAAGACCAGGTGTTACAAAAGGAATACCAGAAACACTGGATGGAGGGCCAGTTTTTAATCCCAAATAAGGATGTGATGTAACCGCAGCAACAGAATAGTTATAAGTTTGTCCATTTGTTAGTCCAGCAATTGTAACAGAAGAAGATGTATTAGTAGTAGTATATGCTACATTTGGATTTGTATTTAAATTCAAATTATATTGGACACCATTATAAGTCAATTGATAATGATCAACTGTCAAACCACCCAAATCAGGAGTATTCCAAGATAATTGTATTTGTTGATCTCCAATGACTTTACTAATAACTAGTTTTGCAGGATCAGCATAAGGAACAACATTTGAAATACTACTAATGTCACCGATTACTGTCCCAATATTAGAATTAGGATGACTAGTAAAAGCACTAATATAGAAAGTATAATTAGTTCCATTTGTTAAACCATTAAATGTATAACTATTTGTATTAGATTGTTGCCAATTCTCTTCATCAATTGATATGGAGTAAGCTAAAAATGGTAATCCACCGAAATTAGTTACTGCGTTCCATGTTAAACTCACAGATGTATCACCTGGAACAGCTACTATGTTAGCAGGAGCTGAGGCTTGAGCATATGGAACATCAGATACATAATTAGTAGCGTTCCATTGTCCCTCGACATCGCCTAAATAAAGATGCAATTCAACAACTCTAGCAAGCATTTTGTATGTTTGTCCATTAGTTAATCCATTAAAAGTATATGTAAGATTCTTACCAGCTGAAACCCAACTAACACCTTGATCTTTTGACACTTCATAACGATCTAATTCTAATCCAGTGGAATCACCTTGAGAAGCAAGAGCAGCCCAAGAAAATATAATTTTTTGAGAACTAGGAATAGTCGTATAACTAGTATGGTCGAGTGAGTTCGCAACAGCATATGGAATATTTGTATTAGATGCGCTTAAACTAGAAATCGGACCTGAACGATGTGTCACCCTAACTCTAACATATAAAGTAAGTGAACCACCATTTACACCTGCCAATGTATAATCGGTAAAATTAATACTACTCCAATTGATATCATCAGTAGAAACCTGATAGTCGAGAAATGGAAGACCATTGATAATTTCATCCGCAGCAGTCCAGCTAAAATCTACTGCGCCACTTCTAGGGACAGAGGTAATCGTTTTAGACGCAGGTGCCTTGTATGGAACAAATGGATCAGTTACCAAGACTTCACCTTCAATGGGTGATAAGTTAGGATGAGTTGCGTAAGCCTTTACTCTTAATACGTATTCTTGACCATTTGTTAATCCAGCAAATGTATGAGATAAATTTAATCCTTTGTTAACCCAATTTACATCATCAATAGATACTTCATAATGATCGATTGGTAATCCACCTAAAGATACTGGTTGAGACCATGTAAGAAGTAATTCACTATCTTTTTCAACGCACTCGACAAACACAGGAGCAGATGCTAGTTTAAAAGGATAAAATAAATTACTTGTATACAAAGCACTAGATATCAAACCCTTGTTAGGATGATTTGTAACAGCTCGAATACTCATTCTATATCCTTGTCCATTAGTTAATTCATTAAATAGATAAAATGTATCATTGATTTCGATAAAAACTCCATCGAGTGATACTTCATAATGATGGACTTGTAATCCACCTAAAGATACTGGTTGAGACCACGTAAAAAGCAATTCACGATCTGCTTGAGTGCAGCTTACAGAAGCAGGAACACCTGGATAAGCATATGGAATAAATTCACTATTAGTCACATGAGTATTGCCTTCAATAGGTGACAAGTTAGGATGAGTTGTATATGCTTTCACTCTTAACACATATCCTTGACCATTTGTTAATCCAGTAAATGTATAATTTAGACTAAGATTTGTATTAACCCAGTTAATATTATCATGAGATACTTCATAATGATCGATTGGTAATCCACCTAAAGATTGTGGTTCAGACCATGAAAAAGATAATTGAGTATTTCCTTCAATACACTCGACAAACCCAGGTTCAGATGCTGCCTTGTAAGGAATTACTGCTGAACTGGTGGCTATACTTCCCTGAGTGATACCACTGTTACCATTGTCAGTTTCAGCATAAATAGTTATCTTATAAGATTCTCCATTAGTCAATTGGTAAAATGTATTTTCAAAGACATCATTAGCTGTATATAATTTATAAATCTCAGTAACTGAAGGCTCGTTTGGATCAGGTGTATAGTAAACAAGACTGTTATCCGACTTAAAGATTTGCATAACATATCGAATCAACGGTGGAAAAGAAACAGCATTTGGATCATCTACTGGCTTATCAAATGTAAAAAAAACATTACTATCTCCTTGAACAATGCTTGTAAAAATAGGAACATCTGCCTTTTTGAAAGGTACAAAATTATTAGAGTTAAGAGTTTCTCCTTTAATAAGACCCCTGTTTGGATGAGTTGTATAAGCGTCGATAGATAAATAATATTGTTTGCCATTTTTTAATCCGGTAAATGTATGATTTAGACTAAGACCTTTATTAATCGGGGGGTCTAAGTCTATTACGGAGCCAGAACCACTATTAAATTCACGTATTTGAATTTTATAATGATCGATTGGTAATCCATTTAAAGATTGTGGTTCAGACCATGAAAAAGATAATTGAGTATTTCCTTCAATACACTCGACAAACCCAGGTTGAGATGCTTGATTGTAAGGATAAAATGGACCACGTGTAAGAGTGGAACCATCGCTATAACCCGAATATTGACTAAATAATATCGCCTTGACATGAACACTATAAGCTTGTCCATTTGTTAATCCTGTAAAAATATATATTTTCGTGCTTAGGCTCTGGGAGGCTACAATTATCCAATCATTATTATTTATTTTAACTTCATAATGATGAAGCTCTAATCCACCCAAATCAGAAGGCTCGGACCATAAAAAATTCAATTGACCATCCATTTCATCGCATGCAATAAACTCAGGAGCGGATGAATTAGTAAATGGAATATTTACAGTGCTAGCAGAAGCACCATAAACTTCTTCATTTTTATCATTAATAGTAACAGCTAGAATATAAAAGGTGTATGATTGTCCGTTAATTAATCCAGTAAATATTTTAGAAGTATTTTTTTCAACGCTTACCCAACTACCGTTATTTACTTTGACTTCATAATGGTCAAGAACGAGACCACCTAAACTGTTAGGAGCAGACCAAGATACACTAACTTGTTCATTTGAAGGAGTCGATTGAACATTAGTAGGCGCAGTAGAAGTTGTATAAGGGACATTGGTTACCATATTAGATGCTGGGCTAATATAATCTTCTCCATTTATGGTGTATAATACTCGAGCATACAAATAATATGTAGATCCATTAACCAAATCGACGCCATTCTGGTCAAGTGTAATATTTGTAGTTAATACATTTGAATCTGCTGTAGAATTAAAATTAATAAGAGCCCATGAAACATTGTCAAATGATACTTCATAATTTGTAATAGTATACCCCGCAAATGCGGATTTATTTAAAGTTAATGAAATCATTTGATTATGAGAAACCGAACTCAAAACAGGTGCTAAAGTAGCATTAAATGGTTTTATTTCATTAGTTGTAGTATCAGAACTGTAATACTGACCGTTATCCGTGTTCAACATTTCATAATAGGCAACAATTTTATATTGCGTTAAATCAACCAAGACAGAACTATCTCCCAAAGCTGTAAATAAAATAGATTTTTGTTGAGGATCGCTAACAGATGTTAGTGATAAAGATTTTGCGTTATTTCCATCAATATCCGAAATTGTCGCATGATATTTAAATGTGGTCTGAAAAAAATTATTAACATTAGGAGATAATTGAACTTCAATTCTAGCATTTCCAGCTTCTAAATTCATGATAGGCGCATTTAAATACACAAAGGGACGGCCTTGAACCAATTCAGTAAACGCGCTCTTATATACCAAATTACTTTCATCATTTAATATAGTAGAACGAATTTTAAAATCATACATCAAATTGGATGTTAATCCAGTAACAGAATAATTATTTGTGGTAATGTCAGATACAATTGTAAAACCATCATTACTTCTATCCATACTTCTTTGTGATTTATAGTAAAGCTCATATTTTACATCATTGTTAATAATTTCGGCAGGTAAAACCGCATTCCAATTTAAAGTCACTGTATTTGTGCTAGGGCTAACAATGATGCCTGTAGGTATAGCAGGAACGGTAAATGGAGTGGTGCTAATTAATAAAGATATACTTGATTTAGTTGTATCTACATTATTAGCATTTGATACATTTTTTGTAACAACTCTGATTCTAATGCTATTGGTTTCCAAATTAATTAAATTATTAAACGAAAGTGTGTATTCACTATCATTTAAAGAAGGGGTAATTTCATAATAACTGCCAGAATTCACAGATGCTTCGAATCTATCAAATTCGCCTCCATTATAAGGGGAATTTGTAAGAGACCAAACAATAATAGAGTTAGTATCACCGGGTTTTTGGCTAACTTTCACGGGAGAATCAGGAGCTCCATAAGGAACAGAAGTAACAGAAGCAGATTGTCCTAAAATCATAGAATGACTAGAACCGCCAGATAGTGTTTGGTGAACTCTGTGGCCGCTCACGTTTATAGCATCCATCGTCTGCCATTCGTCGTATGGCATTACTACCACCCCATATTTTTTTCGAACAACTATAGAATTACTATCAGAAATAGCAATAGCGCTAACAGAAACAGCTCTAGCATTAAAAGTATAAGTGGTCCCATTGGTTAGTCCAGAAAAAGTGTGTGTAGTAAGTGTTCCAATATTTACCCAATTAACATTATCACTAGATACTTCATAATGATCCAATAAAATCACTGATAGCAGGCCAATTAACAAGCACGCTATTATCATTGGGAGTAGCAGTTAAACTGAGTTGATTTGGCGTATCGTGTGGAATAAAATAATAAGCAAACGTATTATCCACTTTTTGATAGATAGTCGCACTTGTTCCATTAGCAAAATTGAATACATAATTTAAGTTTAAGATAAGCTTGTATAAAGATCCAGTAGTAAGTTCATCGAAATTAAAATTCATGTTATTTTTTTGCGTTTTTGTAGCAACCGCTGAACCAACAATGTCACCAGTATCATTAGATAAAAATACCTCAGCGGTGTAATAAATATCATAAGCATTGTTTTTGACATATGTTGAATTATCAGAAACAGAGATGCTGTTTAGTCCTACAGAATAGTTTAAATTGGCTGGCACTAAAGAAACCGCATGATAGTTGAGAGGATGTATACAATAAAGCGCTGGAGATTCTACTGGCCCCCAATGGCCAATTTCGTTTTTAACAGATAATGTAATAGTGAATGGAACATCGACAGGTAACAAATACTCATTGTTCACGTTAAATACAACTGAATCAGCCGCGCTAGGAGCGGGATCAAGAATCGCCGAATTATCGCTAGATAAATAATAAGTAACTTGATTGTTATCAAGAGTATTGGTAATAGTGGCGCGACAATCAACCAAGTCATAGTCAGCGGC